CTAACGAAGGCTTCACTTACTATGGTAAGAGAAAGTCTTTGACTATCAACGAGAACGGAGTTACTGTAGAGAACAAAGTTCTTGAGAATACGACTCCAGAAGCTATCATGACAGCTTTACAGGAAAGTGCTCTTACTTCTAACGATTCTAAAATTGTTTCAGAAAAAATTGCTTTCTTGATCGAATCTATCGATACAGTTAAAGAGATCGATCTCTTCACCTCTGTAGTTTCTACTCAGCGTAGAGGCGTAGCAGTAAACATTGCTAAAATCAACGAAAGCATCTTCATCAACAGAATCAATACTGCGATGGGATGTAACGAAATGATCCAAGTTAACAATGCTAAAGTTGCTCAAGAATTGGTCAACGAATTTGTAAACTTTGATATCACTCCTCTAGTTCAAGAAATGCTCAGCTCAGAAGAGAAACTTGCTTTTGATCTTCAAGGTAAGAAAAATTCTATCCAAGAAAATCTTCAATCTCTCGAGGAAAAGAAAAAAGAAGTCATAGCTACTATGGCTCTTCATCCAAACCACGAGCCGTTGAAAGAAGCTTTTGACATTTTGACTTCTGAGATCGAGGCTAAAGAAAAAGAACTCCAATCAATCTACCACCGAATTTCTGAAATTTCAGAAAAAAAAAGTTGATTGAGTCAATAAAAAGTGGAGAAGCTTACGTCGTAGTAGCTGCGAGCGATACAAATCTTAAAGTTGGCGATAAAATAATAGTCAACGCTGAGGAATACGCAAGGTCTTCTGATTCACAGGAGATCTCTTATAAAACCTTGGACGGTGGCAGTGGCACTATTTTAAGAAAAAACCTCAAAGCGCAGATTTAATGAAAGCAAATCAGGAAAAACCATATTACGTAAAACCCAAAGAATTCTTTGAGGAAATCGTAATTTCGAAGAAGCAAGACGCCTTAACTCCGAGAGCACAGGAAATGATGATTAAGATCGCTAACAAGGCATCTCAGAGACTCGTTTACAAAAACCCAGAAGATCGTAAAGACTGCATTTCAGCAGCTTATTTAGATCTTTTGAAATACTGGAGAAGCTTCAATCCAGAGAAAGGAACTAACGCCTTTGCTTACTTCACAGAAATAGCAAAAAGAGGATTCGCAAAAGGCTGGAACCAGATACACCCTAAGAAGTACAAAGGTACCATTAGCATGGACAGCCACGGAGACGATTCCGAAGGCATATACAGCATCTAATGAGTAAAATCAAGAGGGTAAAACCGACGTCAAAGTCGGGCTTCAAACAGAGTTATTTTCAACCAAAGAACATCGGCAAATATGTGGGAGAGTTACCCATAATTTGCCGATCTTCTTGGGAAAAGAAGTTTGCTATATTTTGTGATACCAACCCAGCGGTGATCAAATGGAGCTCAGAACCCACTGAGATCAAATACTATAATGTTCTAGACAAGAAATTTCATAACTACTACCCTGACTATTTTATCATCGTAAAGAGAGGTGAAGTCGAGGAGAAATACATAGTAGAGGTGAAACCTTCTGCTCAACTGAAAAAACCAGAACCTCCAAAAAGGCTTACTGAAAAAGCAGTCGCTAGCTTCAAATATGCTTATGATACTTACGTGAAAAATCTCTGTAAGATGGAAGCACTGAAGAAATTCGCGGCTGATAGAGCAATGAAGGTAATGATCATCACTGAAAATAGCAAACTGATCTAATGCCAAGTACTCCTCTTCTCATTCACTTATATCAGACTGAACAGCTGAAAAGAGCTGACGATTATCTCAAAATCAAGAAGAGAAGAGAAGATTTCATCAAAGAGGCTAAGAGTCTTTCCAACGCATCCAATGCTGCAGAAGACTGGGTTAAAGAATCAGAATCTACGAAAAACGAAAGAGTTAAAAAGATCACTAATTCTGACCAATACCAACCAGGAAAATTGTACGTCTTTGACTACTCTAATCCTCTATGGCCTGATGAACCACACGACCAAAAACCAGTAGTAATCTGTTTAGGAGAGACGGGTAGAGACTCAGGTAGACTATCTGCAGGGTTTCAAGGGAAATTTGATAGAAAATACATTTATGAACCAGGCTACATGATCGGAATCAACATCAATTGGCTTCCTGAGATCATGAAACCCAATTTCTTACAAGAATGGTTCAATTTTTTCAGACCTCAGCTGATGCAGCAGTTCATAGACATTAAAAGCTTGAATGTAAGACAGCAGACTTCTCTCCAATTTAGATATTCTGATTTGTTTGCGCTAGAAAAAACTTTTTACTTTTCTTACGCTATAAAAATGTATCACAAAGCTAGCATCAAAGAAGCGTATGAATTGACTTATGAAAACTGGTTTCTGGCCAGTTGTATCATACCTAGATTTTTCAAGAATACGAACCTAACGCAAGTGACAGAAGGGTACAGACAATATATACGTAATAAGAGCATCAAATACTCATAAGATATGGCCGGATTTTCAGACAGAAAGGGTTCGTTAACGAAAGGCAATCCAGTTTCGGACGCCCTGAAACGTCTTAGCCGACTGGGAATGAACTACGACGACATGGTCTTGAGAAACTCAAGAGCAGTCGGTTTCACCGAGAACCAGATAGGCTACGGCATGTTCAATCCCATGGGATCGGACTCAGACGACATGTACTATCTTTTCGCTTCTCTTTCAATGACAGACGTGTCAAATAAGAAGAACATTTCTTATTTCGACAAGAGTTATATGAAGAAGAGGGACCAGTTGAGAAACTTCGCGGTCCAAGACGAAATTGAAGACATTTTAGATACAGTAACAGACGAAGCTATCGTCTTTGACGAGACTAACTATTTTGCATATCCTATCATCAATGCTTCGGTTTCTAAAGAAGTCAAGGATGATCTCATAGACAGCTACAATAAGATCTATGAATACTTTGGATTCAGCGATGGCCAATCTGCTTGGAACTACTTCCGTAAGTGGTTAGTAGACGGCTATCTTTCTTTTGAAATAATCTATGACGATGAGCAGAGACACATTATCGGCTTTAAGGAGCTCGATCCAGTTTCTCTAATGCCAGCCGTAGATAAAGAATCAGGCAAGAAGATTTGGATTCAGTACAAGGGTGGAGGACCGAAAGAAAGAGTTCTTTTCGACACTCAAATCATCTATCTAGCATATTCATCAGTCAACTCTCCTTCTAGAGTTTCTTATGTTGAGAGACTGATTAGATCTTTCAACTTATTGAGGATCATGGAACACTCCAGAATTATCTGGGCTGTAACTAATGCGAGCTTCAAGATGAAATTCGTGATTCCAGTAGGTGGTAAATCAAAAACGAGAGCAAAGCAATCTTTGGCCCAGTTGATGAACAACTATCGTGAACTGGTGAATTTTGATATGCAATCCGGAGAGATACAGACTAATGGAAAGCCGATGATGCAATTCCACAAAGAGTATTGGCTTCCTTCTAAAGACGGAGAACAGCCCGAGATTGATACATTAGCAAATGACGGTCCTCAGCTTTCAGACACTGAATCTTTACAGTGGTTCTACGACAAATTGAAGCTTGCTTCAAAAATTCCTTTCAGCCGATTTGATAAAGACTCTCCAGCTACTTACGAAATGGCTGCAGAAGGTATGAACAGAGAAGAGATCAAATTTGCGAAGTTCATCAACAGATTAAGATCAATTTTTCAGGAGATCTTGGTCAAACCTCTTTACATTCAAATATGTCTCGATTATCCAGAATTGGAGGACGACACCAATTTCAAGGGTAACTTGACGATCAAATATAACAAAGACAACGTCTTTGAAGAATTAAAGCAGATGGAACTTGCTTCTAAGAGAATAGACTTTATCTCTCAGGTTAGAAGCGGCCTTACAGAACAAGACAGCGAGATGAATGAAGTTCCTTTCTTCAGCCTTAACTTCTTGATCAAGAAGTACGGTGGATTCACTGAAGAAGATTTGAAGAAGAATAAGAAGATGAAAGAAGTCGACGACCTGGTGAAACAAGGGTATGAACCAGGCGACGCGGAAAAGATAGCAGACGGAGAAGATCCTAAGAAGTTCAAGAAGGTTTCCAAAGACATGGGAGACGAGAACATCGATGCAGGTTCTCTTGGCGGAGATGACGCTGGAGGCGCAGAGGACATACCAGGCCTCGAGCTCTAACTGCACAAAAGAGTATTTGATATATAGAAATACAAATTAAGAGACTACAAATGTCCAAGAAATTACTAATTTTGGAACGTTCGGGCGAGACCCTCGTTCACAAAGGGGATGACGACAGCATCACCTTAGAAGGAACTTTCACCCAGTTCGACATTAAAAATAAAAACGGCAGGATCTACGAGGAGAAAGAGTTTCTTCCTCACCTCAAAGAACTGCAAGAGAAAGTAAAGAAAGGGAAGCTTCTAGGCGAACTAGATCACCCTACTAAATTTGACATCTCTTTGCAGAACGTCTCTCACGTCATTGAAGACTTAGAGTACGATCCAGCTAAGAAGCAAGTGGTCGGTAAGATCAAACTTCTCAACACAGATAAAGGAAAGCAAGCTAAAGCTTTAGTAGAGGCTGGAGTTCCACTTCACATTTCTTCCAGAGCTGCAGGCAATGTTGGTAACGACGGCAAAGTAAAAATCCAAAAACTTTTTACTTATGACCTAGTAGCTGATCCAGGTTTTGCGGCAGCTGAGCTTAGAAGAGTCAATGAGTCTTTCGGTTTCGGCGAAGACGACGAACTTTTCATCTATGAAATGTCTGAAGACACTAATACGGTACAAGAGAACCCCAATAATAAATATAAAAATACAGAAGAAACGATGAGCAATCCAAATTTTGTCTCAACTGAGGACTTCAACAGGTACTCCGAGTATGTGAAACAGCAGTTCGAGTCTTTGAAGAATGGCCAAGAATCATCTGAGAAGCTTGAAAAGGTTGTAGAATATACTAACCACTTGGCTGAGAACATGAACAAGCTTTTCGGTTACACCAACTACTTGGCTGAGAACCTCGATAAGAACATCTCCCACGGAGACTATGTAGTTGAAAGCCTCAACAAGCTAAAAGAGTACTCTAACTACCTCGCAGAGAGCGTTAGCAAAGGAATCTCTTATTCTGAGTACGTTGCAGAGCAGACTAACTCTCTCGTAGAATACACTAAATATGTAGCAGAGAAAGTAGATCAAGGTATTTCTTATTCTGAATACCTCGCAGAGAACCAAGACAAAATGATCCAGTTTTCTAACTATCTCGCAGAGAACCAGAACAACACAATTTCTTACTCTAAATATCTTGCAGAAAGACTTGATCAAGGCCTTAGTTACAGCGAATACCTCGCTGAGAACCAGAACAACATGATTAAGTATTCTGAGTACATCAAAGAAAACGTAGAGAATCTCGGTAAATATGCAAATTATCTTGCAGAGAACCTCAACACTTTGAATGAAAAGACTGACGATACAGCTGCTCCTGCTGAGCAAAAGCCAACTGTACACGCAGTTGCAGAAAAAATCGAAGAATCAGTAACTGCAAAAGTAGATGCTATCCTCGAATCAGTAAAGAACAAGACTGTGGAAAAAGAAGAGAATCATTTCATGAGATTCCTCGATTCTGCAAAGAGAAATGAATTTGAAGCTCTTAACGAGAGCATGCAAACTAAGGTGACAGAAGCCTTTGCTAGCAACAGATACATGTCAGTACAAGATGCTAACAGAATCTGGAACTCTGTATTCATTCCTCAAGGACCTGCTAAAATAGACTATGTGGCTAACATGCCTGAAAGATACAAAGAGATCTACGAGTCTCTCAATCCTTCTCAGAAAGACACCATTCACAAGCAGTCTAAAATGTATCCTCTAGAGACTCAATATCAGATCGATAATTTCTGGCAGACCAGAGATCTTAGACCTAAGAAAGTTGAGATTCAGAAGATCAATGAAAGTGAAACACCTGCAGCGACTGTAGAAATTACTCCAGCTGGAGTTCCTGCTCAGAGAGTCAACGATATCAAAGAAGCTCTTACTTCAAGATTCAAAAACATTCGCTAATATGAAGCATGTTAAATTATTTGAAGATTTTCTAAACTCTTCTTTAGTAGAAAAATTAAACGAAGGAGAAAACTCACCTTCAGCTAAAGAGCTAGATGAACTAGAAAAAGCAGCTCAGAAGATATATGAAATGATGTACAAATTCACTAAAGACTATGTTGGCCAGTGGAGACATCCGCACGGATATACCGAAATCCCGGATGCAGAAGGTTATAAATTGAGTTTTGATATTGATATCGCAAAGGCTGAAGGGAATGATGCACTGGTTGACAAGCTCAAAAAACAAAATGAGCAGAAAAGAAACAGTGACGCTGCTACAATGAAAACACAGGACAATTACATGAAGAATGTATATGACCCGTTTTACCAAGAGATGAAGAATAAATTAAGCTCAGCTATTGCTGCGTTAGGAAATTTTGAATCTTATGGATGGGAGCACTTCGTGGATAAAAACACAAATTTTCTTCTATTAGTTCAAAGACTCGCTGAAGACCAGGCTGAAATCGATAGGATAGAACCTGTGATAGCACTTTGTAATCGTTATCGGAAAATCTTACCTGACGGGGATCCTTATCCGTGGCCACAGACTCCAAAGGAACGATGTGAAGGTATACTGAAAAAGTTCGAAGAAAAAACGAAGAAGAATGAAAGATCTGTTAAAATCATGGAATCGGAAATGAAAAGAGGTCTTGCAAAAATTAAAGAATTAAAAAAACTAGCAGATGATTAAGGACTTTCAGTCTTTTTTACATGAAGCAGAGGGATACAACGGTAGAGGCACCTTTACCGTTGCTTCTCTTTCTCAGAAGAACCTCTTCTCAGCTGAAATTACAGGACAGCTCAGTGACGGAGCTTGGGAAAATACCAAGCCTTACGATCATTGGACACCTTGGGCCGGCTCTGAAGTCAAAGTAGGTTCTAGAATTGGAAGAGATTTCCCTGTAAAGAAAGACGGTTATAATTTAGGCAGTCTTCTCGATTATGTAGGAGACAGAATGCTAGGACTCGGCGCAGCCGGATCTGTAGGCTGGGACTTAAATAGCGGCGATGAACAAGGAGCTATAGAATACTTCTTCAGTGCAGGTAGCCTCGCAGCTACCGAGAGAATGTGTATTACTGAGGATTTCGAACGTCATTTTGAGAAATTCTTAGAAAAGTACAGCTCTGGCTATCTCAAAAAATACGCAGATGCTGCTCTAAAGAACAAGAAGAAGCTCCAAGAAACTTGGGATGCTATCAAGTCTGGTCGCTACGGCATCAGACAGCTGAAGAATGATCTTACGAGCATTTCTAAAGCGATGAAAATCTATAACTAAACATACAAAATGCATATTAAGTTATTTGAAGATTTCAATAAAGAAGAATCTAAATCAGCGGACACCATCAGCGAAAGCGTTTATCCTACCTCAAAAGGAGGCAGAATAGAAAATTCATTAAGAGCTGAAGAGATCGGCCGTATGAACTTAAAACATAAAGGCGAAATCATCGGAACACTTTTGGTTTGGATGAAGCCTGGATATATTTTCGGAGGTGGCGGCGGCTACGATGAAAACCAATGGGAAGTCGGCGCTTCATATACGAGCTACCCTTATAATGACAGATACAATGGCAGCACTGGATCTGGAGTATGGAGTTCAAGCGGTTATACGTCTAAAGACGATGCTATCAAAGCCGGTAAAGAGTTCATGAAAAACGTAAAAATGTCCTAATTGAAAAAGTCAATTTGAGACATAATATATAGTACAACTAAACACTATCACGTCCTTAACTGCTGAGAAGCAAAGAGCGGAATAAGATAAAACGTGAAATAAGCATAAAAACAAAAAACAAAAAATGCACAATCAATTAATCAATGAGGCAGAAGTCGTAAAGACTTGGGCTCCTGTGATTGAAGAGGCGACTGGCATTAACGACAAGAGCAAGCTCTCTTGGATGTCTAAATACTGCCACTTCCACCAATTGAACGAGAACGTGTACAACCAAGTTCACCTTAACCCTAACATGAACCTTTATGGCATGGGTGCGGTATCTTTCCCTGGCGATCCTGGTTTGAACACTGCGTTCCCAACACAAGCAGCCGGTTCTGGTGACAAGCCTTTCAGCTTGCTTCCACTTGCTATGCAAGTTGCAGCTCAAACTGTAGGTTTAGACCTTGTACCAGTTGTTCCAATGAGCGGTCCATTAGGCGTTCTTACTTATCTTGACTTCATCTACCAAGGTGGTCGTCTTGACAGCTTAGAGACTCCTTTGATGGTTAGAATCGATGGTGGCAACACTACTTACGCTTCTGGCTATGCTGCTTCTTCTTTCGCTGGTAACACTGTTTACTACTTGAGAGATTCAGGTGGAACTACTCAGTACGCTTTGACTTTCATCGGTCTTTCTCGTATCGACGGATGGCCAATCTTCAAAGTGAACGCATGGTCTGGTGGCGCTCAGCAGCCTAACGGTACTGCAGGTGCAGTAACTCTTGCTGCAGCAGTTGACGCTGGAGACATCTACACAGCAGCTTCTGGTGGAACTAAAATTGCAGATCTTACTGCAGGTGCAGCTCTTCTTGTTAAAGCTCTTGAAGATCACATCACCGGTTTCTCTGGTAACGGTCTTGCTGGTTACGGCGGTACTGCTAACAACGTAACTTCTGATCAGCCTTACCTCAGACAAAATGGTGAGAACACTCCTGATAACATCATGGGTCTTTCTCTCTTCAACAAGTCTGTTGAGGCATTCACTTACCAAGTTGCTGCTGCAGTAACTCGTGAGCAAGTTCAAGACCTTAAGCAGTTCGGTATCGATGCAGTTGCTCAAGTAGAAGCTGTACTCGTGAACGAATTGACTCAGTCAATCAACAAGCTCATCCTTGGAAGACTCTTCCAACTTGGTGCAACCAACGCTGAAAAAGTATACGGCATCGATGGTACTAACTTGAACCTCTATGTTGCTTCTACTTCAACTTCAGCATCTCTTTCTCTCGGTAACGACTGGGAAGGAAACGCGGTAAGTATCACTACATCATCTACAGTTCCAACTTCAGGTGACAATGCTGGTACTCTTCAGAGAAGAATTCTCTCTAAGATCCTCGCATCTTCTAACCTCATCGCTATCCGTGGTCGTAGAGGAGCTGCTAACTTCGCCGTTACTAACGGTCAAGTAGCTTCTGCTCTTCAGGACATCGCAGGATTCATCACCTATCCTTTGGCTAACACTGTTAACCAAGCTGGTGGTTCTCTCTACCCTGTAGGTGCTATCGCAGGCGTAACAGTCTACGTAGATCCTAACATGAGCTGGACAGATACAAGAATCTGCGTTGGTAGAAAAGGTGACGGAAACTCTCCAGGTTTGGTATTCATGCCTTACTTAATGGCAGAAAGCGTACAAACAATCGCAGAGCTTACAATGGCTCCTAAGATTGCAGTAAAATCAAGATTCGCTCTTGTAGACGCTGGTTTCTTCCCATTCCTTTACTATTTCACAATGAGAGTAAGATTTGATAACTATCAAATCATCTAATCTCTAGTAGATAGGATTTTTAGAAAGGGACTCTTCGGAGTCCCTTTTTTTGTGAGAATATATAGAACAAGAATCTACTAAATTCAACATCATGCCAAAAGTAAAACTATTAGAACAATTCTTGCAAGAAGACTTAAATGAAGGACTCTTTGACGTAGTCACTAAGAGCAAAGCCTTTGTTAAAAATCCGATCGCAGCGACCAAAATCAGCAATAACGGTAAGAAGCTGGCCCAGGCTCAAGTTGATTCAGCATCTACTGAATTAGACTTTGAGAAGAGAAAGCTGGCATCCTCTAAAGCTGCTAAGCAGAAGATTGAAGCCCTGAAGAAGAAAGGAGACAATGACGGTGCTCAGAAAGTTAAAGATGAATTTACTGATAACAAAGACGCTCTTAAAGCTGCTCACGATCAAAAAAGTGATGCCCTTACAGACAAAGTCGGGAGCATCAAAGACCGAATAGACGATCTCGCCAAGAAGAATTCTTCTTTGCAGGACTTGGCTTCTTTAGTTAAGACTGCAGCAAGAGTGAAGAAGAATGAAGTTCTTTTCAAAGGAGCTGATGATGAAGAGAAGAAGCAATTGAAGCTACAGATGAAAGATGACATGGAGAAAATCCAAGGTCTTCAGAAGGGTTTCGGAGATTACGAAGGCGCTGATGAGCCAGAAGATAAGGGTGAAAAAACCAAAGATAAGAAGGATAGCGATGTGACAGTAGATACTGGAGACGATAAGACTTCAAGCTCGACAAGCACAACACCGCCACCACCTCCTCCGGCGGCTCCTAAGTCTGATAAGCCAACTGATAAGCCTCTTACTACATCACAAGCTCCTAAAGATGAAACCCCTGATGAAGCCGTAGCTAGAACGAGACAAGATGTTCGGGATCAGCAGAGAATCATTGCAGATCATAAAGGTAGAATAAAAGATGCTGAGGATAAAATAGCTGATCTTAAAGCCGGTAAATATGACAAAAAGAAGGTAGCAGACCCGCAAGCTGAAATAACTAAATTGCAAAATTCCATACAGGCTGAAAAGGACGCCATGACTATAGCACAATCAGAATTAGAAGATTTAGTAAAAGCTTCACAAGAAGCTGAAGCTAAAGTACCTAAGGATGAGCCTACAGCAGAACCAAAAGCAGCTGAGCCAAAAGCTGAGCCAAAAGCAGCTGAGCCAAAAGCTGAACCAAAGGCAGCTGAACCAAAAGCTGAACCAAAAGCGGAACCAAAAGCAGCTGAACCAAAAGCTGAACCAAAAGCAGCTGAGCCAAAAGCAGCTGAGCCAAAAGCGGAACCAAAAGCAGCTGAACCAAAAGCGGAAGATCCTATGGTCGCCCTTGACGCAGAAATTGAAAAGAATATAGAGGACAGAGGTAAAATAACCAGACAGATAAAGGATTTAGAAAAAGAACTTGAGTGGAAGTCTGGTGATGAAGAGAAAGCGGTGAAAGACAAAATTGAGAGTCTTAAAGCAGAACGCCAGAAGATAGATGATGAAGGAGAAAATCTTTCTAAAAGAAAGAGAGAATTAGAAGGCGACCCTTGGAAGGGAAGCGCGAAAGAATCATTCACCACTCTTAAAAGCTTCAAAGATTTTGTCAACGAAAAGAAATTCTCGTAAGAGCCCCAAGATCAGCATTAGAGACTGGGGTAAAGCTCCTAGAAAGCATGGAATCATGCTCAAATTTCTGACGGAAGATCAAAGGAGATTTCTCTTCGATAACGATCATCTTAAGTTTATTTCTCGAAAAAAGGACTCTATCTCTGCCGTGTTCTACGTCTTCTACCAAGAACAATTGCGTAAGATTGATAGAGCAGCTTTGCACAATCCTTTCGCTGGAACCTTTACCAACCGCATTCAGTTATACAAAGATGCTCAGTTAGTAGATTGGAAGTGTGCCGTTTGCGTTGATGAGATTAAATCTAGCATGACAGATTTCTCACCTGAAAACTTTCTCTGTTCTACGTGTCAAGAAGCTCATTCCGGGTCAAAGAGAATAGATTCTAGAATCAAACAGAGCTCATTAGAATTCACAGAGCACTGCAAATCTCTGTTAAAGATAGAACAGAAAGACTTCTTAAAGTTTGTGAAAGCTAATCGAAAGCAAGAGCCTCCTCGATAGAGATTTTCTGAAAAGATTCAAGCTTGCTGATTTGAGAAGCGTTATAGACTTTGACTTTTCTCTTTTCTAATGGATCTATCAGAGTATCAAAGTTAGGTACCATCAATCGAGCCATAGTATCTGTATCAGCAGTTGAAGGGTAACCTTCATGCCAGTGAGTTTCTTTTCCATTAGTCTGCATATCAAATCCTAGAAGAACAATTCTTTTTGCTCCGAGATGGTATGCTAAATTGATAGCAGCGTAACCAGAATTTCCACCGTCTCTCAATCCATAAGACATTGTTTCTAATCCAGTCTTTCCAGTGTTGAGCAGATTAATAATGTCTCCTCTCTTCGGCTGAGCTCTGCAGGTGACTTTAATTCCTTTGAAATTATCGACTTCTTTCGAGTGCCATTCGTAGAATCTCGTATCGCTCCAATAAAGAACTTGAGCAAATGGTAAATGCATGAACGCCTTGTTGACTGCGATGACGACCTTGTCTTTGAGCCTATTGAAATCAAATCCTTTCAGAGAAGTTCCACCACCTACAATATAGATAGTGTCTCCGAGAAAAATTGGATCAATGTAAGTATAGTTGTCGTATTTCCAGACATTGGCTATTCTTCTGTGCTTTTCTTCCGGCGGCGTGGTGGCTCTTATTTCTCTAGCCTCCTCGATAGCAGTGATCTTCCCTACTGCTCTATCCACCATTGATTGTCTGGATGATGAGATCTCTAAGACTCTTACCGGTCTAGGATCGTCAAACTTTTTCTTGATTTCTTGGGGCTTGACTCGGATGACGTTTGTCCTCCTCCTGATGATATATTCACCGCCACCTTCATTTCTACGTGTTGCCATATTGATATTTATCCTATGCGTAGAAGTGACTTCTAGGGGCCTCGAAATGTCTCTGAAACTAAAGATCGATTCCACATATAAAAGATAGCAACAACAAAAAACAGAAAAACGTGAAAATAGACAATGTCCTCTTTTATGAGAAGTAT